AGAATTTGAAACATGCAAATGGAGCGTCCGACACTGTCACTGTGAACGTGTTTGCATGGGCAGAGGATGTGAAGTTTGCAATCCCAACCAATTTTGAACCGGGTGCCATTCAGCCACAAGCTGATGAGTATGGTAAGAAACCAGTTTCGCGAATTGCTGGTGCCGTAGCAAATGCTGCATCATATTTAACACAAGTACCGATGATCGGTCCTTTTGCTCGTGCTACTGAGATAGGAGCGCAAGCAATAGGCGCAATAGCTACACTCTTTGGGTATAGTTCTCCTGTAATGTTGGAGACTTCGATTTATCGCCCAGTAAATGTAGCGAACATTGCAACTTGTAATGTTCCAAATGAAAGTATGAAATTGACAGTTGATTGTAAACAAGAATTGACTTTGGACCCAAGAACAGTGGGTTTAGAAGGACATGATGAATTGACGATTAAGTCTATTGCACAGCGAGAGAGTTGGATGGTAAATTTTCCTTGGGAGTTAGGTACTCAACAAGAAACACTGTTGTGGAACCATGTCGTAGATCCGTGTTTGCATTATAGACAGGGGAGCGAGATTCATATGCCTGCAGTTTGTTTTGCAGCTACACCTTTTAGGTATTGGCGTGGTACATTAAAATTTCGCTTCCAATTTGTATGTTCAAGATATCATAAGGGTCGTGTTAAGATAGTTTACGATCCTACAGGAACACCCCAGAGTGGTTCAGCAGAATATAACACCGCTTATACAACTATTGTGGATATTAGTGACAAAAGTGATTTTGAAATTGCAGTTGGTTGGGGACAAAGGACACCCTACAGAGAACACTTTTTGCCAGGTGTAGATGCACAGGCAACAATGTGGGATAATGTTCCTTTGACTTTGACAACTCCCAATTCTGATATTGGAAACGGTACTTTATCCGTATATGTCGTGAATGAACTTACAGTACCTAACAGTACTATTAATAATGACATTGAGGTTAACGTTTTCATTTCGGCAGGGGATGATTTTGAGGTCGCAGTTCCAGATGGACGAATCATGGAACAATTGCGTTTACGTACGGCAACCGCATTTACGTCACCACAATCAATGGAAATTCAGGAAATTGAACCGCATTCGATGGAGATGGAAACTGATTCAAAACCGTCGGATGTGAACACCATTGACATGTATGCAAACACTGTATCAAAGAGTGATGAGACAAACTTGGTATACTTTGGGGAATCAATTCATTCTTTTAGGCAATTATTGAAACGTTATTGCCGCCACTCGATTATTAGTGGTAGTACGCTTGGACCTGGACTTTTAGTGCGTTTAAGGTGTGATCGCTATGCTTTTCCATTTCAAATTGGATATAAAAATCCAACTGCACTGGCTGGTGGTGGTGTTGTTTTTCCCCTTAATGCAGGTGCGGCAAGATACGCGTATGGGCAAACAACATTATTGAATTATTTAACACCTGCTTATGCAGGCTGGCGTGGATCCATCCGCTGGCTAGTTGATATGACAAGATTCGACGCAACAGATGAAACATGTGACGTGATAGTTACACGTCAAGATTCTTGCGCGAACGATGAAAATTATGTTTCGCTAGTGGCAGAAACTTGGACGTCACAGGGACAAGCAGCTATTGTAAACCAAGAGCGAACTACTGGTAGAACCTTTGATGGTTCATTGTATCAGAGTACGAAAACAAACCCAGCCATTATGTTTGAAGTTCCGTACTATAAAAATACTCGTTTTACCCCCGCGAAAAGATTGGATAATCCAGGGGTTGTAGACGACTTACAAAATGGATGGAATTTGACAGCAGTGATGCGCTCGTCAAATCGACAGGGAACGGAATATGCACAATGTTTTGTTTCCGCAGGAGAAGATTTTAATTGCTTCTTCTTTTTAGGGGCTCCGATCATGTATTATGAGCCCAATGCACCACAAAGTTAGAACCTACTTTTGAAAAAGGTCCACCCGAAAATTCTCATGGAATGGCCCCATGGACGGCTTACACGGTTAAATGTAAGTCGGTGACTGTAGCCCTGAGCTAATATTTGGTACACATATATTTACTCTCGACTTCGGTCGGGAGATGTTTAATGTGGCCATAGCTTCAGGATGCAAGTCAGTAATTTGTACCACTCGGAGTAGTAGAAGGGGAGGAAATCCGTTGCAC